CCATTGACATCCGTGAGTTGAAGAACATCAAATTGGCGAATGAGTTGCTCAAGGTAAAGCGCAAGAACAAAGAAAAGCGTGACCAAGAGAACGAGATGAAGAAGATGGAGGCACAGACACAAGCCAACATCCAATCTTCTCAAGCAGCAGCACAAGCAAAGATGCAACAGATACAGATGGAGGCACAAGCCAAGATGCAGTTGAAGCGTGCTGAGTCTGAGTACGATACACAGAAGATGCAAGCTGAGGCCAACTTGAAGTTGCAGTTGATGGAGCGTGAGTTCCAGATGCAGATGCAATTGAAGGGCATGGAGGTCGAGTCTTTGAAGAATCGTGAGATGGACAAAGAGAAGGCAAAAGACAACCGCATCAGTCTGCAAAATACACAGCAATCAAAACTTATCGATCAGCGAAAGAAGGACTTACCTCCTATAAACTTCGAGTCAAATGAAGACAGCCTTGACGGCTTCGACTTGGCCGAGTTTGAGCCAAGATAATTTTTTATAGTATATTTGCGATAAAATCAATAAAATCTAATTATGAGTGAATTTAAAGTACGGGAAGTCGGCACAGAGGAGCCTAAAAGCATCCAAGAAGTCGAAGAGCAATTGTTGCAAGAGCATGAGTCTCAACAGCAAGAGCAATTTGACGAAACAGCCGGGAGTCCCGAAACAGAACAAACCCAAGTGGAGGAGCAAGAAGTTGCCCCTTCTTTTGAGTTAACAGAAGAATCCGTTCTTTCATTTATTAAAAACCGTTACGACAGAGAGATTGACAGCATTGACAAGTTGTTTGATGTGCAGCAAAGCACACCTGAACTGCCTGAAGATGTGTCAGCCTATCTGAAGTACAAACAAGAAACGGGTCGAGGATTCGAAGACTTTATCAAATTGAATAAAGACTTTGACTCTGAAAACCCCAATACGCTGCTTCTTGAGTATTACAAGGAGACTTCCCAAGGGTTGGACGAAGAAGACATTCGTTTTGACATGGAGGAGAAGTTTGCTTATGATGAAGATCTCGATGACGAGAAGGACATCAAGAAAAAGAAGTTGGCGATGAAAAGAGAACTTGCGAAGGCCAAGGATTACTTCGAAAAGCAAAAAGAACAATACAAAATCCCTCTTGAGTCAAAAGGGGTTTCAGTTCCAGATGCTGAAAAGGAGCAATACGAGGCTTTTAAAAGTCAAGCCCAAAGAGCTAGGGAGCTTGAACAAGAGCAGTCCAAGAGGTCAGAGTACTACATGCAGAAGACATCAGAATTGTTCAATGAGAATTTCAAAGGTTTTGATTTTCAAATTGGCGATGAGAAGTTTTCATATAAGCCTGCAGATACTAAGACATTATTGGAAAAGCAATCCAATGTATCATCATTCTTTCAGAGTTTTGTCGATGAAAAAGGTATGATCAAGGATGCCGCTGCTTATCATAAGGCGATGGCTGTAGCGATGAATCCTGATTCATTTGCTAAATTCTTCTACGAGAAGGGTAAAACCGAGGCGATAGAGAACGTAGCAAAAGAGTCTAAAAATATAGATATGACTGCAAAGAAGGTGCAAGAATCACCTCGTAATCAAGGATTTTCAGTTACGGCTTTGGATGGCGGAACTAGCAACAGATTAACTATCAAAAGCAAAAAATAACTAAAAAACAAAAATTATGGCAGGTTCCGTATTGAGCACTCCGGGGTACAGTTTGACCCCCGCTCCAAGTAAAGTTACTCTTCCCAGTAACTACATTAACAATTTTGACTTCTTGAATCAGTATCTTCCCGATACCTACGAGAAGGAATTCGAACGTTATGGCAATCGTTCTATTGCATCATTCTTGCGTGCAGTAGGTGCTGAGATGCCTTCTAACTCTGACTTGATCAAGTGGACTGAGCAACGTCGTTTGCACACGCAGTATACTGCTGTGACCGCTACCAACGCTGTGACCTCTGGTACTCAGATTCTTGACATCGGAGCTGACAACCACAACTTCCGTGTTGGTCAGACCGTTATCTTGTCTTCTGCTACCGACAACAAGACCCAAAAGGCTATCGTTATTGACGCTGCCCCTGGTTCTGACTTGACTCGTTTCCAAGTTGCTTACTATTCTGCTACCTCTCCTGGTTTCACCAACGGTACTGCTGACATCGTAGCCTTCGTTTATGGTTCTGAGTTCCGCAAAGGAAGCAACGGAATGGTTGGTTCTTTGGACGCTGAATCTAGCTTCTTCGAGAACAAGCCTATCATCATCAAGGACAAATACGAAGTATCTGGTTCTGACATGGCTCAAATCGGATGGGTTGAAGTAACTACCGAGAATGGTGCTACTGGTTACTTGTGGTACATCAAGTCTGAGCACGAGACTCGTTTGCGTTTCGAAGACTACATGGAAATGTCAATGATCGAAGGTGTTCCTGCCGCTAGCGGTTCTGGTGCCTTGACTTATTTGTCTCCTGCTCCTGGTGCTACTGATGCTGGTACTGAGGGTATGTTCTATGTAATCGAGAATCGTGGTAACGTATGGTCTGGTGGTAACCCCTCTAGCTTGGCTGACTTCGATGCTGTTATCGAGCGTTTGGACAAGCAAGGTGCTATCCAAGAGAACGTATTGTTCTTGAACCGTCAGTTCGGTTTCGACATCGATGACATGTTGGCTGCTCAAAACAGCTACGGTGCTGGTGGAACTAGCTATGGCTTGTTCGACAACGATGAGAAGATGGCTTTGAACTTGGGCTTCACTGGCTTCAAGCGTGGCTATGAATTCTACAAGACCGACTGGAAATACTTGAACGATGCTACTTTGCGTGGTGGTGTTACCGCTGAGAAAGTAAATGGTGTTTTGGTTCCCGCTGGTTCTATGACCGTTTATGACCAAGTTATGGGTAAGAACGCAACTCGTCCTTTCTTGCACGTTCGCTATCGTGCTTCTGAAACTGAGAACCGTCGCTACAAGACTTGGATGACTGGTTCTGCTGGTGGTGCTAGCAACAGTGACTTGGACGCAATGGAAGTTCACTTCTTGTCTGAGCGTGCTTTGTGCACTATGGGAGCTAACAACTTCTTCATCTTCAAGGACTAATCCTTAACCTTTAATGGGGGGTGGTAATTCGCCCCCCGTTTTTTCTTAACTCTAATAAAACTAAAATGAACTTAAAACAAAAAATCTATCTATTGAAGGGTGGCAGTGAGCCATTGACCTTCGTGTTGCAGTCTAGACACACTAGACGTTCCCCACTACTTTGGTTTGATGAAGAACAAGGTGTAAACCGAGTTCTCCGTTATGCTCGAAATCAGAAAACTCCTTTCGAGGATGAGCAAGACCAGAACGCAATCGTTGAGCCCGTTGTATTCGAGAATGGTGTTCTAAAGGTTGACAAGAATGACACTGTGCTTCAGAAATTCTTGTCTATGCATCCTAAGAACGGAATCTTGTTCGAGGAATTTATTGCCGAGCGTGATGCCGAGAAGGACATCGAAGACATGAACTATGAGGTTGATGCATTGGTAGCGGCTCGTGAGATGAGCATTGACAAGTGCGAAGAAATCTTGCGTGAAATTATTGGCAATCGTGTAGATAATATGACCTCTAAGGAGGTTAGACGAGATATCATGGTATATGCTCGTAACAACCCATACGAATTGTTGACATTGGCTGGTGATCCCGAAGTGAAGATGCGTAACAACATCGCTAAGATGTTTGATCTGAACATCATTCAGTTCCGCAACAAAAACCGTGATGTTTACTTTAATTTGCCAAACAGCAAAAAGCGTATGATGTCCGTGCCTGAACATGAGGATGGACTAGATGCCGTAAAGAAATACTTTGAAACAGAAGAGGGTGAGCCCATCTACAACAAGCTCGTAAGGGAGTTAGATTAAAGTGTTATCTTTGCTGCGTTATGGAAAAATTTTTAAGTATCCCCGTTACTAACGAGCAGAACCAGTTGGTATCTGCTAATGGTATTCTTTTGGTTGAGCAAGCTAGCACAACTACTGTAACCATCGCTTATTTGAGCGGTAAGGTTATTACGTTGACTCATGCTACTGCTGGTGCTGGAGACGAGACAGAGCGTGATGCGATTCAAAACGCAATCGTTGCTGCTCTTCAAACAGACTGGAAAAAACCTGCCTTTGCCGTTAGCACCCTTCCTTACGCAGTTAGTGGTATTACTGTAGCCTAATTGACTTAGTGTACCAAGAAAGGCCACCTCAAAAGGGGTGGCTTTTTTTTTGTTATCTTTGCATAAGATGATTAACGAGGTGAGAAATACCGTTATGTTTATTCTGAATAAGGATAACAATGGTTACCTTACTCCTTCTGAGTTTAATGCCTTTGCAAGACTATCTCAGTTGGAGGTATTTGAGGATTTGTTCCAAAAGGTAAACTCTTGGCTAACTAAAAGGAATAACAGAACTTCCAACAGCGGAGTTGCTGATGTAGCCAAGCACGTTGCCGAGGATTTAGATATATTCGTTAAGTCGGTTGGCTTGACTCAAGATACTGGAAGCACGTTCAATTTGCCTACAGACACATACAGCCTTGTAGATGTCTTGTATTCAAATAAGTCAGTGGAGAAGGTATCCAACCACAAGATAACGCTGCTTAACAATTCTAACTTGACTGCGCCTAGCGTATACTTCCCAGCATATGTTGATCGTGAGACGAAGGTTACATTGTATCCGACTACAATCACGACTGGTGTATCTGCCATATACGTAAGGCTTCCAGAAGACCCCAATTGGACATACTACACAGATTTGAATGGTAACCCCATATTTGATATAAATAACCCCAACTACCAAGACTTTGAGTTGCCAAAAGAATACGAGAAGGAATTGGTGTTGCGAATTTTGGCTAAGGCTGGTGTTACTCTTCGTGAGCCGGACATCATTAATGTGGTTAACAACGAAGAAGCAAAGAACGAGCAAAAAGAAGGTAAGTAATGGCACAGACCCCACAGCAATATTATAGTTCGGCAAGCAACTACGGAAGCGGTCAATACATCACACTGAATGACGTGGTCAACAACTTTATGCTTATGTATGTAGGCTACGATAAGTTGATTGACAATGCAGACAGATACAACGTATTGTTCCACGCCAAGCGTGCCGTACAAGAACTAAACTACGATGCCTTCAAAGAAGTGAAGGTGTTAGAGACGCTTGTCAATAACGACTTGAAAGTAATCCTCCCTCAGCACTACGTAAACTACGTCCGTATCTCATACGAGCAAGGTGGCGTTCTGTTCAAGATGAGCGAAAACAAGACAGTCAACTGGGCCACACGATACGAGCAAGACGAAAATGCAAACTATGCATACTTGTTTGATATTGATGGCAACTTGATTGAGGAGCAGTCTGAGTTGGATCGCATTCGCATCGAAGGCAACTACCTTCAATACCCATACCCAGGTCCTTGGTTTGGCCGATGGGGTTGGTGCTGTGGTGACGATTGGTATTTTGGATATTCATTCGGTGGATGGTATGGTGCTGATGCATCAAATCTAAACGGCAACCCCACGTTTATAATCAACAAGGAAGAAGGTGTAATAAACTTCTCGTCTGGATTAAGTGGAGCTACCATCGTGCTTGAATACATAACTGACGGACTTGAGAGCGAGGATCCGTCTCAAATTGTCGTTCACAAGTTTGCTGAAGAATTTGTTTACGCTTACATCAAATGGTGTATGCTCAACAATAGAATTGGAGTACAAGAATATGTTGTTAGACGTGCAAAGCAAGATAAGTCTTCATTGTTGCGTAACGCCAAGATTCGTTTGAGCAATATAAACCCAAGAAGACTTTTGATGGCAATGCGTGGAAACGACAATTGGATTAAATAATGGAGACAAAAAGAAATTTTGTTAAGGGTGTAATGAACAAGAGCCTTGACGATAGGCTCGTGCCCGATGGATATTATATTGATGCACTAAACATCAAGGTTTCCTCAACTGACGGAAGCGATGCTGGGACTGCTCAGAACTTCTTGGGCAACCTTGAGAAGGTCGATGTCAATACACTACTTAGTGACGAAGGATTTACCCCACAAGTAAACATCTATCCAATTGGGTCGTTCACGGATACAAAGAACAATAACATCTATTGGTTCTTGACATCTGCCACCTACGACATGATTCTTAAATACCACGAGGCTGACAATGGCACCGCTACCGGAACATTGGTGATGGTAGAGACCCGATCTGGAGGAACCATGAACTTCAGTCAAGAATACTTGATTACGGGTGTCAACTTGGTGGACAACTTGCTGTTCTTTACAGACGGCTTGAATGAGCCACGCAGAATCGATGTGGGTAAGTCTTATCGTGATGCGAACATTTCTGATGACACAGTAAACGTCATCATGAAGCCACCTTTGTCTTCACCTGCCATTGAGTTGGTGAATGACGAAGCCGATCCCGCAAACAATCTACAAGATAAGTTCATTCGATTTGCATATCGCTATCGTTACGTGAACAATGAGATTAGTGCCTTATCCCCATTCTCTAAGACTGCGTTTGAGGCACAGAACTTCACGTTTGACTTTGGCACTGGACGTAACGAGTCAATGCAGAACCAAGCGAACTCTGTAAACATTACAGTTGACCTTGGCTCTAGCGAAGTGGAGAAGGTAGAGATTGTGATGAAGGACAGCATGAATAAGAACGTGCAAATCGTCACTTCTATTGATCGTGCATCCAACATTGCATTTGGACAGACATACGTACACAAGTTCAAGAATAACAAGGTATTCTCTGTTCTTCCAGATAGCCAAGTCAATCGTTTGTTTGACAACGTGCCATTGAGAGCAAAGGCACAAGACTTGATTGGTCGCAGAATTGTGTACGGAAACTATCGCCAATTCTTTGATATAAAGAAAGTTAGCGGAGAGGATATTGTCACTGACTTCAACTTGCTGTCTAGAGAAATAGACATTACCTCTGGAACATCAAACGAGACGTTCAAGTCTGGTCGTGATTATGAGCTTGGCATTGCCTACCTTGATGACTTTGGGCGTATGACTACCGTGCTTGAATCGGAAAAATCCGATGATACGGTAAACATTCCAATTACCAAGGCAAGCAAGCAGAACCAACTATATACTACGATTGCACACAAGGCTCCTGCCTTTGCGTCAAAGTATCGCTTGTTCATTAAGCAGAACCGTGGTACTTACTATAACATATTGCCAACTGGTATCGTAACGGACGGATTGTTCGTATACATATTGATACC